AGGGGGAGCCGTAGATACAAGTGAATATTCTGCTAAAGAATATGCTATAGGAACAACTGCTACCAGTTCTAAGACATATGCAACTAAGGTAGATGGAGCAGTTACAGGAACAGATTTTAGTGCTAAAGCATGGGCTATCGGAGGAACGAATGTAACTACAACTGCATCTAGAGGTGCGGCAAAAGAATGGGCAACTACTACAGGTGGTGCAGTAGATACATCAGATTATTCAGCAAAAGAGTATGCTATTGGAACCACTGCTTCAACTGGAGGATCAGCTAAGGATTGGGCTGTTTACACATCAGGAGATGTCCGTGGTGGATCAAGTGGCGATATGTCTGCAAAAGAATGGGCAGTAGGTACACAAGGTAGGGGAGTTGCAGGAGAAGGGTCATCTAAAGATTGGTCAACAAGGACAGGTGCAACTGTAGATGATGCAGAGTATTCTGCAAAGGAATATGCAGTAGGAACAACAGCAACATCATCTAAAACATATGCTACCAAAGTAAATGGGGCAGTAACAGGCACAGACTTTAGTGCAAAGGCTTGGGCGATTGGAGGAACAGATGTTACAACTACTGCTAGTAGAGGAGCCGCTAAGGAGTGGGCTACTTCTACAGGAGCGGCAGTTGATACGAGTGAGTATTCAGCAAAGGAATACGCCGTTGGGACTACTGTAGCTGTTGGATCAGCTAAAGAATGGGCGACTGTTACAGGTAGTGCAGTAGCATCGTCTGAGTTCTCTGCTAAAGAATATGCTCAGGGAACTGCGGCAACAGGGGGATCGGCTAAAGAGTGGGCGCAGGACACAAGTGCCGCTGTAGATACAACATTCTCAGCAAAAGAATATGCACAAGGCTCTCAGGCAAGTACAGGAGGTAGTGCAAAGAATTGGGCTACACAAACTGGTGCAGATGTAACAGGTGCATCTTCTGGTGATATGTCATCTAAGGAATGGGCAGTTGGAATATTAGGAAGAGGTGTAGCAAGTGAAGGATCATCTAAGGATTGGTCTACATATACATCAGGAACAGTAGATGATGCTGAATTTTCAGCAAAAGAATACGCACAAGGTACACAAGCAAGCACAGGTGGATCAGCAAAATCATGGGCACAAGACACAGATCAAGTTAATGGTGCAGGAACTAATGATCGTTCTGCAAAGAATTGGGCACAAGGTGCTTCAATGACAGGTTCTACATTAGGAGGTTCAGCAAAAGACTGGGCACAATTAGCAGAAGATTCACAAGTAAATGGATCAGAATATTCTGCAAAACATTATTCAGCAAAAGCAAGTGCTTCAGCAACAGCGGCGGCGGCTTCTGCGGCTTCAGCTGATATTGTTTCTGCAACAAATGGAGGAACATTTAATGGTAATGTAAGTTTTGGTGATAACAACATTACCAATGTAGGTGATATATCTCTTGATACTATTTCTTCTGATGCAGGAACAAGTATTGGAGTAACTCTTGGGACAGATGCAGGAGATGATTTTAGTGTAGGTTCAGGAAAATTATTAGTAGAAGGTGATACTGGTTTAGTAAGTATTGGAACTGGTGGAGACTTTGAAACATCAACAACAGGAAAGATAAAACAGAAAGGAGCTTTTTTACAAAGTTCCACACATCAAGCATATTTTTTGAGTAGATAAAGGAGTACTAACAATGGCGATTCCCACAGGGTCAGGTTCAGAAGTGAGTAAGGTTGCACATTATGCTGGAGTTTCCAATTCAGAGCAGGTAATATTAAATGGAGTTGCGAATCACATATATTCAATTCTTTCTATAATTATTTGCGAAACAGGCGGTGCGGCAGAAACATTCGATTTGTATATAGACGATGACGGAGGTGGTACAGATTACGAACTTTTGTCAGATCAAGCGATTGGAGCTAATGAAACATTTGTATTTGATGAGAGGTTGATAGTCTCTGGAACAGATCACATTTGCATTCAAACAGCTAATTCTGCAAATCTTGACGTTACAATTTCATATATAGATCAAGACTTTTCATAAAGGAGAAAAACAATGAGTGGCATTTTAGGAAATGGATCAGGTACTAAATCAGGCATATTGAGCCTCGGTTTTGGGACTAGCACATCTCCGGTAACAGGAACGATCCCAATTGGGGGAATAATTTCTATGATTACATCAACTGTTCCTACAGGCTATTTATTGTGTAATGCGGCTACAATTGGGAACTCTGCATCAGGAGCGACTCATGTTGTAGACGATGCTATCCTTTTTGACATTGTAAAAGCAGGATATACAAATGGAGGAAGTGAGGCATACGCTTCAGATGATACAGTAAAGCTTCCAGACTTTAGAGGATTAGTATTAAAAGGAAACGGCACAAATCAAAACACCACTCGAACTGGTGGATACGTTGGGAATGCGCTTGGAGCAATTCAAGTCGATGGAACTCAAGAACATTCACACGGCTTAAATCATGGTGCTTATATGTTTACCTTCACAGGATATGGATATAACGGCAATTCACATTATCCTTCCTTTACAGCTTATTCTCACTTCAATGGTCATAAACCTGCGCAGTTTTCAAGTGCGAATGATTTTCCGAGTGTTGGAACTAACGGTAATGTTGATTCAACCTACAAAGAAAATCGTGTTGCAAATCACTCTTGTCATTTTTATATACGCTATAAGTAAGGATTATAATGATAAAAGATTTTCCAAGTATTGATGAAAATGGGTTTTTTAGGGGAATGTCTCCATGCCAACCAAAAGCACATAAGCCGTCAGAATGGGCCTTACCAGATGATTGTATAGATGAAGAACCCCCTGTTGGAGAATTATCTGATGGAAAAAGATGGAGGTGGGATTCGTCAAATAAGGAGTGGATAGAAGGTGATCCAGCACCGGAAGCTACAATTAAAGAGTTAACAGGTCAAGATCCACCAGACCCAATTGATTGGTCAAAAGTAGAGCCTATGCTTAAATTAAGGGGTGATAGATTAGAGAAATTATCAGAATGCGATTGGGAAATTACACGAGGACTAGAACGTGGTGATGATATAACTGACCTTAAAAAATACAGACAAGACCTTAGAGATTTACCAAATAAAGTTGTTTCTGGGGATTTACCTACACCAGAACTTGATGTAAAAACAGGGGAAATAACTAATATTACTTTTCCTACAAAACCATAATTTTTTAAGGAATAAATGAGGATATTAGATGCTCTGCAATTCCATTATAAGAAATGGGATAAGGTTAGATTAGAAAGAAATAGAAGATTGGCAGAAACAGATTTTTTAGCTTTATCAGATAATAATTTATCAAATGATATGAAAAATTATAGGCAGTCTCTTAGAGATGTGCCAGAAGATAATGCAGACCCAGATAATATAATCTGGCCTGCTAAACCTTAATACAGATAAGGAGTAAAGATGAAAAAATATTGGGTAATGGAGACTTTTAAGAGTAACATTAACTGATAAGGTCTTATCCTTATTCTGCGTAGAAATTTTATAAGTTCAGCTATTATAGGCGTAATGGCTGTCTTGTCAGAGCCAATTCTTGCATCTGTAAGAAGATGGAGGCCAGTTGACTACATACCACAGTTTACTTGTAAATGTGGTTGCAAAACCTGTAAGATGGATAAGGATTTCTTACAAAGGTTTCAAAGTCTCAGAGTAGAGTGGTTCCATAAGACAGGAAAGGACTTAGTAAATTCAGTTAGTTCGGGTTATAGATGTAAAAATCACCCGATTGAAAAAAGAAAAATTTATGGTTTGGGGCCACATACAAAAGGTAAAGCTGTAGACATAAAAGTATCTGGAAGTGAAGCAGGTGCATTTTTTAGAATGGCTAAGAAGCATATGACAGGTATTGGGTTAGCCCAAAGGGGTCGAAGGAAAAGGTCAAAGTTTATTCACTTGGATTCCTTAACATCAAAAGAAGCAAGGAGACCAGCAGTATGGGTATACAAAAGATAATAGTGTGTTTAACATCCCTATTAATTATAGGGTGTACACCAATAAAAAAAGAAGTAGTTCAAGAACCATTAAACCCAGTAAAACCTGAATTTAATGGTAATTTTCCATCTTTTGATCTAAGATTGATGTGGCAATCTTGTGCAGTACAATTTATTCCTTTAAGGATAAATCCTCATGTATATGCTCCTTATTGTGATTGTGCTACAGATTTTATGAGAAGAAGGTATAATAAGGAACAAGTTAAAGCATTAAAAGCGGAAGAAGCAAAAAAACTTGGGCCACTAATTAATGCAGAGTGTCAACCAAAAGTACCAGTAATTCAACCAACATAAGGAGACATATGGGAAAAGAAGAGGTAGAAGAAAAACAGTATATAGTTTATAATTTTAAATGGAAAGAAAAATTACAAGAACCTTGGGTTACTCAAGAAGTTATAGGACATAAGTATTTTGAGGACTCAAATAGAATGGTCTTGTATAAACCAGATGGAGGAATTTTAGAAATTCCAAGTTGGAACTTACATTACTCTGATCTAGGAGAAGATTGGGCTAATAAAGTAAAAGAACAATATGCAGATGAACTAGCCAAAAATCCTCAAGATAAGGAGTAGTAAATGAACTCAAATGATTATATCTCTATAGTACAAAACTTAGGTGCTCCTATAGTTTATAGTTTATTAGCTTTATGGTTTATCAAATTTCAATTTGTAAAAGCAGAAGAAGCGGCAGAAAGGGGTAGGCAAGAGAGACAAAGAATCATTGATGATTTTACAAAAAGAGATTCAGAGAATGATAAACGAGCCTTTGAATTAGCACAACAAGGGAATGATGCAATTAATAAAATGGCATCCAGTCTTGAAGCAAATACAAAGTCAATGGATAACCTAATAAGGTTAGTAACTGAAAAATAAGGAGAATAATGATAAATCCAGTAGCGTGTATAAAATGTTGTAATTCTATTAAAGATCGCATTGAGGGTCTTGATCCAAGGGAATGGATAAAGGATGCGGCAGAAAACACAGTTAAGCATTGTATAGGGAAATCTGCAAAAGAAATAGAAAAACATTTTATTAAACGATTAGAAAAAAATATTAAACAAGCTAAAAAAGATATTTCTAATCCAAAAGCATTTGCAGAAAAAATGTGGAAAAAAGTAAAGCATAAATGCACTTAATACATAGATTGCTTTTATATTTGCCATTAATATTTTTTTCAGCTTTTGTAACTTTTATAACACTAGATTTAATATTTGGATAATATGAGTGTAAATGATAAAATTCAACTAGTTAGATTTTATGCAAGATTTGTAATTGCAATAGTAGCAATGGCTATATTTAGCTATATTGTACATATGATGCTTGTGGCTAGTGATGAAATGACTTCATCCTCCAAAGATTTGCTCAATATTCTGATAGGAGCATTTATACCTATCCTAGCAGGCATAGCAAAATTTTATTTTGAATCAGGTGGTGACTTACATCAAGAGGATGAAAAGAATATATTACCACCTCCTAACCCAACAACAAACGGAGAAGAAGAATGAATCCAGCATTATTAATTAATGTAATTCAAAGTCTTGTAATAGATAAAGCTCAGAATTTAGCTGTAGAGCACGTTCAAAAGGCTATTGATGATAACCTTAGTGATAATCAAAAAAAGTTATTAGATGCAGTAGTTGAGGAAATGCCAGAGAATCCTTTTAAATCTTTTAAGGATTTATTTAGCTAATGCAGTTAAGTAAAAACTTTGCTTTACGAGAATTAATTCGTAGTCAAACAGCTATTAGGAAGGGTATAAAGAATAACCCTGACCAAGAACAACTCATAAACTTGGCTGTACTTACTTCAAAAGTATTACAGCCTTGTAGAGATAAATTTGGGACAATATCAATTAATTCTGGACTAAGAGTTTTAGAATTAAATCGTGCTATAGGTTCTGGTGATAAAAGTCAACATACAAAAGGACAAGCGGCAGACTTTGAAGCTAATTCAACAAGTAATGCGGAATTAGCAGAATGGATAAAAGGGAATTTAGAATTTGACCAGTTAATACTTGAATATCCGGGGAAAGACCCTAGAGATGGTTGGGTACACTGTTCATTTAATAGATTAGAAAATAGAAAATCAATATTAACAGCAGTAAAGGAAAAAGGAAAAACAGTCTATAAAAAAGGACTTATTTATAATGGCTAAAAAAAAAGTACGGACAGGGAATGGGAATCCTTACAGAGATAAACGTAAATTAAAACAAAAAAATAGAGAAGAATGAGTACATTAAAAGTAAATGAAGTAAGACACCTAAGTAATTCTGGAACTGCAAATATGGTTCTAGAATCAAACGCTAATACTAATCTTCAGACAACAAGCACATTAGGATTAACTGTAAATGGAACATTAACTGTATCTGGTGTAGCAACTTTTAATGGTAATGCTGTTATAGGTAATGCAAGTACAGACACTTTAACTTTAACATCAACAGTTAGTGGTTCCAGTAACTTCTCAGGTTTTACTGGTGAAATTAGGATGTATGCAGGTAATGCAGATGGTAATTCACCTCCTGCTGGATGGTTATACTGTAATGGTGATACTCTAAGTCAAACATCTGGCAATGGTGGAGATCACCATAATGCTGATGGAACAGGCAATGATTATCAACCTTTATTCAATCTATTAAAAGCATCAAATGACTGGGGAAATTCAAGTTCTTCTGTATGGGGCACAAATACAGTCAAAGTACCAGACTTTAGGTCAAGGTCTCCTGTAGGAGTACATACAGGTGCTAGTAATTCTATTGCATCTGGATTAACAGCAAGAACATTAAGTGACACCGCAGGTACAGAAACACATACATTAGTTATAGGTGAACTTCCTGCACATAATCACGGAGCTTCATCAGCCGCTTCAAGTACAGGAATGAGTGCATCTTCTACTTTAGTAATAGAGGCATTAGTTCCTGACCACATTCACTCTGCTGGAACATATGCTACTGGGCCTGAAACTGGACATACTCACCCTATGCCTCACACACATCAGATGTCGGATCATTTGTGGGGAACAACAGGGGGTACTAGTGGTAAAATTGCAGTTGGTGGTGATGATACAGATTGGGGACAGCATTCGACAGCACAGCCAAGTACCTCAAACACATCAGCAGGGACAGGTCATACTCACTCTATAACTTCAAATTCCGGTAATCCAGTAACTAATACAAGTGTAGCTTTTACAGGAGCTTCTAACTCTGGAAGCCCTTCAGTAACAACAGCTTTAACAGACCCTACTCATACTCATACAATAACAACTACTAATACAGGAAGTGGAACCGCACATACTATTTTATCTCCAATAATAGCAGTTAATTACATTATAAAAGTTTGATGAATGGCAATAGAAAGACAGATAGATTTCACAGGAGGATTAAATACAAGAATACCTGCACACAAGTTACCAGAAAATATGGTGCAGGCCGCAAAGAATGTAGACTTTTCTCATGGTGATATAAGACCAGACACAGGCATAGGAGGAGAAGGAGGGGGTAAGCAATTTTATTATGAAAAAGGAGACACTTGGGTAGGAACAGATGAAGCAAATGCTTATACAATTCTTACTATAGATGGAGGCTCTACAAGTACAGCTACAGTTCCAGAAACACAATTAGGAAATCCACTTACAATTTCATCTACAGGCACATATCAGATAGGAATGACTGATACTGTAACTGCTACATATGGTTCAAATCTTTTAACAACAGCAAGTGGAGCACATGGTCTTGTTGTTAATGATACAATTCAATTAGCAGGAAGTGATGTCCCAGCCCCTCTTGTTGCAGGAACTACATATTTTATAAAGACAAGGCCAGCAGTAAATACAATGACATTAGCGGCTACAGAGGGTGGAACAGAAATAAATTTAACAGATAATGGAACAGGAACTATAACTCTTACTTCTGTAACTGCTGTTATAGTAAATGATACAGAATTAAATTTAGGTTCAGTTTCTTCATTCGTTGAATATAATGATGATCTTTACATGGGGCGAGATAGTTTTTCTTTAACAGCAACTACAGTAACTAGTGGATCAAAAGAAATTACATTAACAGCCGCAGATATTGCTAAGGTTATAATAACAGATAATGTTGTTGGAACTGGAATAGCAGACGGTGCAGTTATTGAAACTGTTGATACAGGAACCAATAAAATAACATTAAATAAAGCCGCAACAGCAAGTGGTTCTGGTGTTTCATTGACTATTAATACTGCACCTGCTCGTATAATGGATGGAATATTAAGTAAAATTTTTCCTATAGATTTAAGAAAACCAGACCCACATAGTATAACAGTAACACAGTTAGGTGATAATAATACAGCAAGGGCAGAAGGGCATTCAGTAAAATGGTTTACAGAAAATTTTCCTATTCCTTTTCAATGGGGGATAGCTAGATTTGATGATGCAAGTGGGGCAGAGGGTGGTATTTCTGAATTAACCCCTGTATCTTTAAGTCTTGCAAATATAAATTCAGACTCTTCACATACTAGTGTCCCTGTATTAGTAAAATATGAAATAAATAAGGAAGATGCAAACTCATCATTCTATGGTAAATTTGCTTTATATCGTGTAGGGGGTACTTCTGCTGTTATAAAGAAGGTACAGGATATATATTTAACCTCTCAAACAGATGGATCACCATTATCTGCTAGTGTTGCTAAAAGTACCAACGATATACAAATTCAAGTATCTGGATTACCTTCTGGTGCCGAGTGGAAGGCAAAGTGGTATGGTTATGGAGCATCAGGTTCTCAGAAAAAATATAATTCTGGAGGAATATCAAGTATTACAATAACTAATGATGGTGCAAATTATACAACGGCACCAACTGTTACTATAGCGGCCCCCGGAGGTAGTGGTAAACAAGCAACTGCTGAAGCAGTTTTAAGTGGAGATTTAGTAACAAATATTATTATTACAGAAAAAGGTAGTGGTTACACTTCAGCACCTACTGTAACAATAGCTAATGCTCCTAGTGGGAGTGACCATGCAACAGGAACAGCAGTAGTAGAGGCATCAGCCGCAGAGGGCGAGACCACATTACTTACAACCACAAGTGCTATTAAACTATATGGTGCTGATGCAAACCATAGAATAGACCTACATCTTTTAGTAAAATTTACTTCTGATGCAATTAGTCCTGTTTCTGGTGCACCTTATAACAATGATACTAGGGAATATGTATTTGCAAGCGCAAATGTAGTAGATGCTACAGTTACAGGAGATAATGGATTAGGATTACATTCTGGTTGTGGTTCTTTTTTAGATTTTACTCCTCCTAGAACATTAATAGAGATTGAACCTATTCAAAATCCAACTAAAGTACCATATAATCTAAAATATTTAACTGAATTTAATAACTTTTTTATGGGTTCCGTTGATACAAGGTTATATATAAGTAATTATGCAAAACCTAATAATTATGCAATAGATGGTTATTTAGACTTTGAAGGACAGATAACAGGAATAGTATCAAGGGGTGGAGAAGCAGTAGTATTTACAGAACACGCTTTATATCGTGTTTATGGTAATGCCCATAATGAAATGAGAAAAGTACAAGTACCTACTACACATGGATTGCCTGTGGGTTCACATAAAACTATTTCAAAGATAAAAGATTCTATTATATATTGTTCACATACAGGAATATGTTATTTTGATGGCAGAAATGTTACTGTTTTAACAGATGAATTAGTGCAGAATTTTACAAAACCTAGTGCAACCAATATAGAAAACGTATCAGGAGTAATTGATGATACATATTATTTATTAGCGGCGGCAAGTGATGGTTGGAAGGTTGATATGAGACAATCTCCAAAAATATGCAATACAACTAACAAAGCTACTAATTTTCATTATAGACCTATGAATAATAGACTATATAGTGAAGGAGGTTATTTAGGTGGAGCATCAGAAGCAAATAAATTTTCTTTTGAAACAAAGGATTTTGTAGGAGGAGATATTAATTCAGAAAAGGCATTTTATACTGTTTACACAACTGGTCAAGATTTTTCTGGTATAATTAATATAAAGTGTGATGGTCAATTAGTAGATACTTTTACAATATCAACGGCAGTATCAGAATTTAATAGAGCATTTTATTTATCAACAGCAAAAGTTGCAAACCGTGCAAGTATAGAATTTAAGGATTGTACAGGAAAAATATCTTCTATAGCTATAAAGTATGATGTACTTGCAGAATTGCAGAAAAAGAGGTTTAATAATGTTACACTAACTTACACAGGGACACCAAGTGTAATAGTCAAGCTAGATGGAGTAGAAAAAGTTTCTTCAACTACATTAACAGACCCCGGCACTGGTAATACAGGGACAGCAATATTATTTTTTCCTGCAATGTCAGAAGGTCATCTACCTCATATAGTTGCTACAGAATCAGAAACAAGTCGAATTTCTGGTTCCGTTTTTGATGCAGAGGTTATATAATGGCTATAACACCTAAAATGGGGTTAACTGAGGCAGATGGGTACTTTGCAGTTGATGATCCTGTAATACAAGATGCAATAAGACAAATTGCTGATAATTTAAGGGATTTAAGGAAAGAAGTTATTGCATTAGAAAAAAGAGTTTCTATACTAGAAAATGAGAAGGATACAGACTTACTATGATAAAAGAACGTAATGTATTTCAATCTCTTCTTATTGAGTATGAAGGTAAGCCAACAGTAAAGGCTACTGTAGATGGGACACACGTTCTAACTGCTTCTGGAAAATTATTACCAGAACATAAAGTTAGAAAAACACGAAGAATTTCTTTACCTGCGGGAGCACAAGGTAATGTAGCCCAAATGACAGCAGATATTACTGATATTTCAAGGTATCAGTTTGAGAGTGTCCCAGAAGCACAATTTAGTGAAAATATTTTATATCACTATTATGAGGTTACATTTAATAAAAGTATGCAAGTTAAGATGTACATGGATGAAGTAGGAATAAAACCAAATGCAGGAATTAAAAAAGTTATTTCCTTGAAACCAAGAAAAGGAAGGAATCAAGATACAATTAAAGTTTATTTTCCTCCTTTAACATATGGGTATATACCTCATATAGAACAGGTAGTTTCTTCTGCACAGGAAGGCCAAATACTTTCCTCAAGGGCAGTTGCATTACCAGCAAAATATTATAAAGGGTTAAAATCACATTCTGAATTTCAAGTAACGTATCAGGGTGAGGTAGAATTAGCCTTATATATGGATGGAGAACTACTTAGTAAAGAGTGGTTGCCAGAAATAGTAATTCCGCAGGATGGAGGATATAAGACACACAAAGATTATTTTCCTGCAAATTCGTCAGGTCAGGTACTACAGTGGGTACAGACAGACGGAGATGGGGATATAGCTTTATTTGAAACAGATCAAACTCTATTAGATACAGAGCAACCACAAATGCAAACACCAGAGGGGCAATAATGGCAATGATGATGAAAAGAGAACCCGGATTTATGGGGTTAGCTAAAGCGAGAGCTAAAAAGAAAACTATGTCTCCAGAACAAATGAAATACTTACAGGAGTTAGGTCAACGAAATATAGCTGATCAACAACAGGAACTTGGTATGCAGGATAAGATGGCGGCATACAATAGATTACAAGAAGCTAAACAAAGTTTAATAGAAGTTCCTAAAAACTATCAAACACCAGAAGGTGAGATGGAGTCTTTAGCTTATATAAGCCCCGAAGAAGCAGAGATGTTAAGAGAAGAAGGTGGTAGTGGTGAAATAACTGAGTATGGTATTCCTAGTTTTCAAAAAGGTTATGCTGATATGAAATCAACACACACAGGAAAAACTGAAACTGAAGCTGAAAGACGGCAAGGATTAAGGAGCACTGGAACATTACGTTCTAGGAATCAAAAAGAGTACTTTGGGAATGTAGATAGGTGGGCTTCTCGAATGCAGGATTATAATAAACAAAAAGCAACTCCTTCAGGTGGTGGTTTTTTAGACAGTATAGGTAGAGGGCCGGGTTCGGGTAGATTTAATGACCCAGCTTCAACTGAGGGTGAAGGCCGTGAAGAGAGAGAACGTCAAAGGCTTCGTAATATGCAAATGCAACAAAACATGATGTCTCCAGAAGAAAGAGAAAACCTAAGAAAACAAAAAGCAAAAGAAAAATGGGATGCAGATAGAAAAGCCGCTACAGAAAAACATGATGCAGGTAGGCTTCAACGTGAAAGAGAGAGGCACACCAAGGGAGTAATGAGAGATGCAGAAGGCAGGACTATAGAAGATCGTGGAGTTATGACTGATGCTTCTGGTAAGAAAGAAGGTGAAGAAGGGTTTGACTTTGAAACTGCAACATTAAAAGGTGGTTATGATCCTTCTACAGCAAAAATGGATACCTCTGGTTCTTTTGAAGGTTATAAGGGGGAGTATAAAGGGCTTAGAGGAGAAAGTAAGGATTTAACAGCAGGATTTGGTGAAGATGTCACTAAGTTAGGAGAATATCAAGGTAAGTTTGATAAAATGGCAGGTGAAGCCAAAACAAGGGGTGATGAAGCCGCAACCAAGTATGAGAACATAGCAGGAAAAGGTGCAGAAGCCGCTACAGAAGGAGCAACAGGTTTTAAAGAAGGAGCGGCAGATGTAGGTGCAGTTAAAGAACAGTTTGGTCAGGAAGGTTTCCAGAAAGAAGCAGGAGCCTTGCAGGACAAAATGGCAGGACTTGAAGCAAGAACAGGTGCTATGGCTGATCGTGGTGCAGGATATGAAAGTAAACTTGCACAGATGGGCGAACAAGCAATGTCTGGTGAAGTAGGGCAGGAACAAGCTGAGATGCTCAAAGGAAGAATGGAAGAGCAAAGAATGGCTTCTACTAAAGGAAGTGAAGAGAAGTTAAGGCGTGAGTTAGCCGCTTCTGGTGCTTCTCCAGCAGAAATAGCCGCTAAGGTAGCACAATTTCAAACTTCATCAGCGGCAAATCAAGCACAAGCAGGAAGGTCAGAGACACTACAATCTCAGATTCAAGGTCAACAAATGGGACAGGCTCAATTAGCACAGGCAGGTGGTTTCATGCAGTCTGCACTTGGTGCAATGAATCCTCAGATGCAAGCACAGCAACAGTTACAACAGCAAATGCAAGGTCAGGCAGGAATGTTAGGACAGAGAGCAGGAATGGCAGGACAGCAAGCAAGTCTTGGTGCACAGCAAGCCGCACTCAAAGGGCAAGCCGCAGGAATGGAAATGCAAGGCAAACAAATGGCTATGCAGGGAGTACAGGGGGGAGCACAATTAGGATTACAAGGACAACAACAACAAGCCGCAATGCTGGGACAAGGTATGGGTGCAGTACAAGCCGCAGGCGGTGCAAGACAACAGCAAATGGCTGGACTAGATCAACAAGGTAGAATGATAGGTGCACAAGCAGGAATGACAACTGCACAACTTGGTGATGTTGTTGCACAACAAACACAGCAATATAATAAAGAACAAGCAGAAAAACAAAGAGCCGCAGATGCGGCTAGACACTCTGGAGGAGGCGGAGGTGGTAGCGGTGGATTCCTTGGAGGAATAACAAGTGCATTAGGTTTGTCAGATATTAGATTAAAAGAAAATATTGAACTTCTTGAAGAAGGGAAAGATGGGAACCCCAATATCTATTCATTTAATTATAAGTTTCAACCAAATCATAGATGGTCAGGTGTAATGGCACAGGAACTATTAGGAACTAAGCACTCTGATTCAGTAAAAACAAACTCAGATGGATACTATATGGTTGACTACCATAAACTTGGTATCCAAATGAAATTATTAACGTAAGGAGCAATATGGCATATGGATTTGATCCAAGTGATGTAAGTAGAATATATCAGCATGAGACAAGTTCAATGGCTGATGCGGATGCAAGACTAACTTCTGCTTTAGAAAGGAAGGCTAAGGCTGATAAAGAACAGCGTGTTCGTGATAGTGGAAAGCGATCAGGACTTCAAAAATTACTTAGTGCGGCGGCTAGAGGTGCGGCGGCTTATTATACTGGTGGGTTAAGTGAAACTATGGGTGGTGGTCAATTGATTGATCAGGCTATGCTAGGAACAGATTCAGAAGGTAGGGCTGTCCGTAATGAATATGGAGATTTAGTAGGGTTAGGTTCTGCTGTTTATCAAGGTATGGATGCAAAAAAAGCGGCTGGGTTA